GAGGTGCTCTCTGGAGAAGCGTGGACCGCCCCGAATGATCCCGAATAGATATGCCTAAAGAACCCTATCGCCAGTTTCGAGTGGACCCAGCAGCCTATACGGCGCTGACGGCCTATGTGGACAGTTCGCGTGGCTACCCCAACGAAACCACGGAGCGGGGCTTGCAACTTTTTGAGGACTTGGTTCACGACGAGGACGGATGGGGACTCATCGCCATTAACACATGGAGATTCACTGAGGACGAGGACGAGGCTGTCATCGCAGCCGCTATCGAGGCCGGAACCGTAGAGGAGCTGGACAGGGAGACCTACCTCGCCAAGAAGGACGCCATCCTGCATCCCCCGGAACCAGAGCCAGAAGACGACGACCCGCTCCCGTTCCCCCCTTTTGATTAAAAGTTATGAAAAAGAGCGACAACAGTATTAAGCGCGACATGGTGTTCGCGGTATTTGGTATTGGCCTCTTTCTGGCCTCCTTGGTTGGGGCCGGGTGGGTGGACAGGGCCTTTGGGCTGACCGAGGCGTTTAGCTTGGTTGATGTGGCCTCAGCTATCACAAGGGTATTTGTTGCAAGCGCATTATCGTTTGCTCTGCTTCGCGTGGCCTTCAGAAACACGCTAGGGAAAGACTTCGGCGCAGCTTTTGATGCGGGGTGGATTGCAATGGAAACCACCACCAAGACGAAGTGCATCATTGTTGCTGTTTTGGTGTTCTTTGCAACTATCATGCTGTCGAGCGCGAGCGCGAACATGGCAAGCCTCCCGGCGAGCAAGACCCCCACCCTTAAAGGGTTGCCCCTCCCAGTGAGCTACGAGGCCAGAGACATGATTGTGAATTTTGAAGTAGGGGGGAAGAGCTACTACCAGAGGCGACTCAACAAACCAACGTGGCCCGGGGGAGCATCCGGGGTGACGGTTGGGTTTGGTTATGACCTTGGCTACAACACGGCACAGCAAATAGAAAAGGACTGGGGACAGGTCGTTAGCAAGGAAGAGCTAAGGGCCCTGAAGAACTGCTCGGGGAAAAAGGGGTCTGCCGGGAAGTATGCTTTATCCGCAGCCAAATACAGGGTGCATGTCACTTGGGAGGAGGCGCAAAAGGTGTTTGACGACTCTACCCTGCCACGGTTCACGGCCCTCACCAAGAGGGCCTTTCTTCTTTCTGAGGACAGGTTGCATCCTGATTGCAACGGAGCCTTGGTCTCGTTGGTTTTCAACAGGGGCTCAAGCATGAGCGGATCTCGCAGAACAGAAATGCGCAACATCCGTGATCACATAGCGACGGGATATGCGGGGCGAGTCCCCAGAGAAATTACCGCAATGAAGCGCCTGTGGGTTGGCAAGGGCCTCCCCGGGCTTCTCACAAGAAGAAACGCTGAAGCCAGATTGTTCTCAGGTGGCCTCAGCGCGAAGAAATAGAACACATAATTATGGAAGAAAGCACAGATGACCAACTTAGGGAGAGAGTCGAGAAGGCCCTCGAAAAAAACCCGGAATACCGAAACGGGCAAATTGCGCACAACCTCAATACGAGAGTTGGGATTGTTGAGCAAATAAGGGGAGACTTGGGGATTGGCGATCCTTCCCCCCGGAGGGGCCCAAAGGGGAGATCCATTGACTCCTTTCGCGCTAAGTATGACGTAGACCTCATCATCGAAAAAAAGGTTGGGGAGCTGCTCAATGAGGAGCGGGAGGAGTATTTCGATGACCATGATTTCCGGGAGCTATGCCGCCTGCCGACACAAAGCTGGAGGAGGCATGCCGATTCCCCAAAGTTTGCAGCCTATCGGCTAAAAAAGGGTGACCTTAATGTATGGGGCCCCGCTCACATTATTGAGCAGATGAAGAAAATTCTCGGGATAATCTGATGTTATGGACAAGGGCAAAACATTGGATGAGTTCGCTCGGGGACACGCGGGGCAGATCCTCTCGTTAAGAGACCAGCTAGAGGCCCTTGCTAGCGAGAGAGCGGTCCAGAGGATTGAGATAGGGGAGAAGGCCCCCGCGTTTAAGTTTGGCACCCTGAGTTGCACACACTTTGGCTCCATCTATGAGGAGATCGCCATGACAAGGGCCATCTACGAGTGGTTTGATCAGGAGGGCATCTCCACCGTATACCATTGCGGCGACATGACGGAGGGGGTCCAGATGAGGAAGGGGCATGAGCACGAAGTCCACAGGCATGGCGCTGACTCTCAAGTGGACTGGGTCGTGGAGCATTATCCATACATCAAGGGGATCACCACTCACCTGATCTCAGGAAACCACGATGAGGCCCACATGAAGAATGGCGGGACTGACGTTTGCGCCAGAATCGGGGAAAGGAGAGATGACATCAATTACCTTGGGTCGGACGCGGCCAGATGGGTTGTTGCAAGGACCGGAGAGAAGGACATCCGCATTGACATGCTCCACCCCGGCGGGGGCAGCAGTTACGCGCTCAGCTATAAGCCTCAAAAAATAATCGAACAGATTGAGTCGGGTCAGAAGCCTGACGTTTTACTCATCGGGCATTTCCACAAAGCCCTGACCCTCCCGGCCTACAGGGGCGTAGCTGCCGTGATGGCTGGTTGCACCCAGAGGCAGAGTCAGTTTATGATGCGCAATGGCCTAGCGGCCCACACAGGGGCCCATATCATTGAGTGCAGGGTTATGGAGGGGCAAGTGGTGTTCTTGTCTTGCTGGAGAGGGTTCACCCCCCAAAAGGCAGACCCCCCCGTGTTCAAAGAGCCTTGAAAATTTATGCAACTTTTCCCTCCTGATGCTTACAGACTTTTCCACCCTCATTACCACCGTGGCTTCTATCATCTCGGGCCTCGGAGTCGTGTGGTCTTGTTCTACAAGGGGCAGAAATTGGTGGAAAGGCTGGTGGCAGCACAAAAAAGCCAAAAAGGCGATGCCCCGGATTCTGGGGGAGATAAAGGATCAGGTGTCTGAGATGCAAAAGGAATTGCAAACCAATGGGGGGAGCAGCATCAAGGACGAGGTCAGGCTATTGGTGAGTGAGAGGCTGATGGAGCTGCAAGAGGCTCCGTTCCCCGCGTTCAGGTGCGCTTCTGGCGGGGACATTGTATTTTCCAACCGCGCATACGAAATGCTTGTCGGAGCGGACGACCACTCCTTGTACGGTCTGGGCTGGCGGTCATATTTGTTTGATGAGGAGCAGGGGGATAATTATTACCGGAGATGGATTGAGGTCGCGAAAACCGGATCTCATTTCACAGGTCTTCTCAAATTCAAAAACGCCAGAGGGAGTTATCGGGGCGAGTGGACGGTGAGAGTGGTTCCTCTGGGCCCATACAAGGATCACGATCAGGTGTGGGGAGGCAGATTTTTCCCGTTTGATGACAAGGCAATAGAAGTTGCAAACAAATACAAGTGGCACCTTCACCAACAATTCCACAAATGAGCAACCCCGCAGAAGAGATTCAGATTAATCTGACCGACGAGGAGGCCGACGAGATTATCCGGGCCGCTTGCAACCAAAACGAAGACGCTTGGGTGGAGCAGTTTGGGAAGATCCTCAAGAAAGACGGCAAGATCGAGCCGCCCGTCCTCAACCACCTTCAGTCGCAAGTGTGCGATGCCGTCAGGTGGTGCAGGGAGAACAAGAAGCCATGTCGGATAATCATCCTGAAGCCGCGCCAGAAGGGGTCGTCAACTATCACCACGGCGGCGCTATACCATGCATTGCAACGCCGCCAATCCAATGGGCTGATTATCGGCGGTGAGTTCAGCCAGACTGACAACTTGTGGAAGATCACAAAAAGGTATGCGGATTACGACAAGATGGTGTGGAGCCATGAGAGGCCGCGCATTACCAACGACAGCGGGACATTTGGCAACGGGTCAACGCTAACCAAGGAGACGGCTCAGGACTCCGAGGCTGGACGATCCGGGACGTTCCATTTCGTTCTTGCAACAGAGATAGGCCGCTGGAAAGACACTCCCGCCAGAGACAGCTCGGAGATTCTGACCGGGGTCATGGCGTGTGTGCCTGACCTTCCCGATACTGTTGTGGTTCTGGAGTCCACCGCTCAGGGCCCTGCGGGGGTGTTCTTTGATCGCTGGAACGAGGCTGACGACTGGGAGCATGTGAGGGCCACGGGCCCCAGCTGGAGCGGTCGCTGGATTCGCATATTTGCTCCGTGGTATGCGTTTAATGACGCCAAGGACTCCCTGACCGGGATTACAACAGAAGAGGTTAGGAGATCCCTGTCGGCCACGGAGAAGGAGCTGATGGCCAACTACAAGGTTTACGACAAGACTGGTCGGAGGTGGGAGGTATCCCTGAACAATATTTCGTGGAGACGAAAGATACTGGAGAGCGAGTGCGACGGGGATGAGGTTAAGTTTGACCGGGAATTCCCCACCACTCCACAACACGCCTTCAGGGCCTCTGCTAGAAACAGGTTTGGCCGGGACGGGCTGGAGTGGCAAAGGAAAAAGGCAACTGTGGCGCAGACCGAGATGAGGCCCGGGACGCTGGAGCTGGCGCAGAACGAAAGGTTCGTCACATGGCAGCAGACTGCACCGGAAAGCGCCATAGCGCACATTTACGAGCCTCCCCGGGACGGATATTGTTATCTTGTCAGCGCGGACCTGATGACAGGACAGTCACAGGTAGGAGGAAGAGACCCTGACTGCCACTCGGTTCTGCTTTGGAGGAAGGGGTATTTTGACAGGGACAGGGGCTGGCTCCCCACTGTTCTGGCTGCTCGCCTGATCCCGGGATGCAGATGGGATGTGGACGTTCTGGCAGAGTGGACATGGAGACTTGCAATGTATTATGGCAAGTGCCTTGTGGTCCCTGAGATAAATTGTGACAGGGGGTTTGTTGAGTTGTTGAGGGCAAAGGGGAATGTCCCCATTTATCAGAGGGAAATTTTCAATCATGTTAACCAGAAGCGGTCCAAGGCCTTCGGGTGGCACACCACCAGCGCCACGCGGTTGCAAATCGAGGAAACAGTGGCGAGGGCCATTAGGAGGTATGATGAGGACGGCGGGGGCGTTCATTTGAACTGCTTGAACCTTGTCAGGGAGTGCGAGACGTTTTGTGTGAATACCAAGGGCAGGGCTGAGGCGCTCCCCGGGGCCCACGATGACGATGTGATCAGCGCGGGGATCGGCCTTTGCTGTATTGAGCAAGCCACGCGCTACAGAAACAGGATAGAGGACATCCCCCTCCCAAGGGATTTAAGGAAATACGAGGCCGCTAGGGGAGGCGGCAGGAGAATCGGACATTTAGGGAGACGGGGATTTTACTAGGATTGCAATTCTGCTAGACTAAAACAGTGCCCAGAAACCCCAAAAGCCTCAAAATTGGAGAGGGATACACTGTTTGGTTCCTCGATCATGTGGAGGACGGGGACAGGGCCATGCTTTTCAGGCTCCGGGGGACACTGATGAAGGACAACAAGACCGAGATTGTTCTGGCCCCGTGGGACTACGCAGACCCCAAAGACGCCACTCCCTTCTCTGAGAAGGATTTCAATAGGAAAATTTTCACTATCATCCGGTCGGCCATCAAAAAGATCCGCAAGCTCCCCCCGGGGTATTGATGTTGCAATTTGCAACTTTTCTTAATAATCTACACATTATGCCAAAGGTTGGAAAAAAGAACAGGGCCACTAAAACGGTGAACGATGTCACCGAGAAATTTGGCAGCACGGGGGTGGAGTCCAAATGGTCTGGTGGGGAAAAAGAAAAAGCCGCCGCCAAGGAAGCCGCCGCTGAGGGCGCGGAAGAGGGCTTGGATGCTATCACCAAGAAATTTGGCAGCACGGGGGTAGAGAGGCGCTTGATGAGGAAGCGTCGCAGGGTAGGCACCCCGAAGCAGGAGACACAAAGAAAGAAGTCTGCCGACTACCCCAATCCCCCAGTGGTCAACACGGGCCCCAGAGCCAAGACCCCTGCCACCAAGCCTATTAGGCCCACAGCCAGCGCCACACGCGGTAGGGTGAAGCGCCCAACAGGGAAAGTAGAGCTTCCGGCCCAGCTTAAAGGACGCTTGAAGAGCGGGGGCTACGGACAGTAGTCCCGCAAGGAAAAGGAAATGGCTAGGCTAGGGCAATATAAGTCTGGGGCAACGGCTGATTCGATCAGGCAAAGGGCCTACAATTCTCGCCCGGAGCAGAAGAAGAGGCGAGCGCAGCGAAATGGTGCCAGAAGGGCGGCAGCTGCTCTGCTCGGCAACAAGGAGTTGCAAGGCAAGGAAGTCGATCACCCGGGGTCATCCAAGACCGGGGATCTGGACAATTCCAAAACCAGAATTATCTCCAAGTCCCTGAACAGGTCTTTGGGCGGCAAAAAGGGGGGGAAGGGCTAAACACTTTTGTGCTCTGGACTTTCAGGGCTTGGCTAGGGCACAAAAAAAGCCGCCCCCGTCTTTCAACGGGAGCGGCTTAACTTTTAAAGTTTCAGGGTTGTGGTTCTTCGTATAGCTCTATGAGCGTTTCTTCTTCCGAAAAATGTGCGCAACGCTCCGCGCAGCAGATGACCTCAAGATACTCTGGGGAATCATCTTGGAACAGTCCGCAGTGTCGAAGGGCATCCAAATAGTATTTTGCTGCGGCTCCCAGTCCGTCGTAATCTCTGGATCTGACGGTCGTGACGGTAACGATTGCAACAATGCGGCGTATTGGATCTGCTTGCACCTGTGCAGCTTCCTCCAGTGGCTGTTCCGCGCTTGGTTCAGGGTCGGGCCCACTTGGGGGATCGTCAGGTGAGCAACCTTCCTTGCTCCAGATTCCGTCAGGGCCCTCCTTAAAGCCTGCGCGACGAAGGAACTGCTCATCGATTCTCGCCTTCTTCTCCATCTTTGGGCTCCTCAATAGGGCGGTGAAGCGGGTGACTCTTGGGGGGATTTAGACTCCCAGCAAGATCGCTTTCCGGTTGGAGGGGCTGGACTGCGGACTCAAAGAAAATGAAAGACCTCTCCTTCATGTCTTCAGCGTCTTCTTCTTCAAGGGGGTCTAGCCTAACTGAGATCGTCCCCGGGCCGTGAGGTTTGAGTTCAATAACTTCTCCCGTCCGGGAAAAATACGCAGGGTGTGTGTGCCGAGCGCCATCACTCACAACGCAACTATCACCAACCACAAGCGGAGACAGCGGCGAAGAGTCCAGCTCCCCCTTGGTGGCCAGCGCGGCTCTTTTAGCCCAAGGGTGGACAACATGGATTACCTTGTCCAGATAGTCGATGCGCTCTTGCAACTTCTCTCCTTCTTCCTCGATTTGTTTAAGGTTCTCCCTTTCGAGGTCTCGCATTTCCTCTAGGTCGGTTATGATTAGCCTGCTGTAGTAGGCGTCTGTCGTGCTTGGTGTTGGTTCAGTCATTTTTTTGATGTTTTGTTTGCCACGCGCTCGCGTGAAGAATCGAACAGGGGAATCAAAGACCTCCACTGCTTGGAAACCTTGTGGACATATCCCTTTTTCACAAGGGCGCTAATTACGTTAACGGCAGATGTGCCAGAGGCCCAACCCATCTCGTCAGCTATCTCTCGGCTGGTGGGGGACACTCCCGTCTTGAGGTAGGAGTCAACAATCAAGGCCAACACTTGGGACTGGCAG